CTTAGGCAAATTACCCACATCAATGTAAAAGATTCTACGTTCTGGCGCACGGGAGATACGATAGATAACTGTCGCATCTTCAAGCATACGTAATTGATTGAGGGGTTTGATTGCTTTGTGTAGATGGGAAATAATTACTTTGCCATCTTTGTCTGTGATGCCTGAGTTCGTGTAGCAAACTGAATCTAATGCAATTTTAATACCTTGCGAACCATCTCTAGCAAATCCTTTATCAGAATAGATAAAGTATTCGTGAAACCGTTGTGTTACATCTGCTGTTCCAGGACGATTGTCTGTTCTTTTGTTTTCACGCACTTTACGAATTTTGCGTGGATCAATGTAACGAACTTCTTTCAATCCTGATCTAGGATTCTTTTCGTCAATGACCATGTGATAGTATAATCTACCATCAACATACCATCTACGAAAGATATCGTAACCTTGATTGTTGAAGTCAAGAAGTTTCATAATGTAATGATATTCATCACGAATTTTTTTCTTGATTGATTCTGGTTGTTCAAGTTTATCTAAAATTATTTGAACTGGATAATCACCATCTTCAAAAACTAATGATTCATTCACAATGTCTTCAATAGCCGCATCGCATTCTGGCTGAAGTGCCATCTCACGATACTTCTTAATTAAATCTGCATCTGTTCTGATCTGACCTTCAAGATCCATGTATGTGCCATAGACACCACCGCCTGAAATTGCAACGGATGCATCATCATCGGTAGGTGGAACAAACGATTTTAACTGTTCTGCTTCATCATCATCTTTACCAATCTTATATCCAAAAAGTTTTATCGCCATATTTGAGTCTCTCTAAAAAGAAATGGGGGCCGTAATAGCCCCCATTATTGACAACTATTACGCAATTATTTATGTTGCGTAAAATTCATTATTTAAGTCTTTTTATGCTGTTTTGACAGTAGTTGTTCCAGCTTTTGGTGCCGAAGCATTTCCACCAGTGGCCGCTATCCCACCAACATCTAAGAAGTGATATTGGAAAGTAACAGTAAATTCCTGAACAGCATCTGTGGTGTCGTAAGATAAGTCAATAGCAGAAACATCAGTTGGAAACGCATCGTATAACTCATATATTCTAGCAATGTTGCCATCAGGTTTTAATTGATTAACAACAATTTTGCAACGATATGTGCCTATGCCAGTTCTTAGAGCATTTTCTCCATTAACGTCAACAATGGTATTCATCCAACTATCAAAAGCCTTACGAGTTTGTTGGTTGTCATCGTTAACAAATGTTGCTGTCCAATCTGCATATGTTCTGTCACCAGGAATCTTGATTCGTCTTCCTCTGAATGGAACTTCAATGATACCTAATGTGAATGCTGGAATTGCACCAGACTTACATAGAATTGAAACTTCTTTTGAATCAAAGCCAGGAACTGTAAATTCAGGAATAATTTCCATGCGGAATAAATTTGCTTTTGAACCACCATTTAGCTTTTGTCTAAATGTGTTAATATTAAATGTTTCGTTCGTTGCCATTTTTATTCCTTAAGTTGTTGGAAACGTAAAGTAGTCATACGACCAAGTTACAGTAAACTCTTCAAGAGTATCTGTGGAGTCGTAAGACAAATCAATAGTACTGATATCACTAGGCCAACAATTAACTAATGTATATGAACTAACCACACCTCCCGCTTGATTGAGTTGTTCAACCAAGATAGTGGAGAAATCTGTTGCAGTTCCTCCAGTTAGTGTTTTGGCTGTTGTTGAGTTATAGTCTGTAGTACCATATTGTGTTTGTAAACCTTCCAACGTTTCTCTGATGTAGTGGTTAGAATCATTAATGATTGTTGTTGTCCAGTCAGCAAATGTTCTATCTCCAGCCGCTTTGAATCTTCTACCAGCCGCAAATGGAACTTCAATGATACCTAAAGTTGAGCCAGGCAGTTGGGCTGCCTTGCACAAGTAGCTAAAAGTAGAATTCTCATCCGCTGACATATTTTTGCCTGTTAATGTAACTTTAAACAGATTTGAACGAGCGCCCGTATTAAGGGCGGTTTTCAAATCGTTAATTGTTGTAATTGCCATATAATTCTCCTTGTATGTTCTCTATTATTTATGCGGCAATTTCAGCAAATGTAGCGGTACCTCTTACAGAGACAAAGTTAAGTTGAATGAAGTTAACGGAACGAATTGGTTGTACGAAAATATCGCAAACAAATTCGTTAGAATTTACTACATCTTCTGGATTGTTTGTTGCGTCACAAACAACTCTGAATGCTGTAATACCTCTTCTAGACTGAACGCTTCTCAAGTAAGGAACAACTAAACTCACGAAACCATTTCTTGTAGTTTCATCGTTTTGGTCAAACAATACATTGTCTGCGGCTTGTCCAATTGTCTTTTGCAATTCAATAAACAATCTACGAACGTTAACACGATTCATTGAAGTGTTTTTCAATGTGAATGTCTTGTCGCCAAACAAAACTGTACCTTGACCAACTTGTGTGATAACTGGATTAATTGAGGCTTTGTACAATGTATCTCTGTCAGCTTGATTTGGATTGTATGCTAAACGAACTAAGTTTTGAATACGTCCATTGCTGAATCCTGCTGGAGACAACCATGGCTCACGTTGGAAATCGTTACGTGCCATGCAACCTGCTGTGTCAGCATTCAATGGTACATAAACATATGCGTCATTGTATTTGTCGTACTGATATTTCCATCCGCTGTCTGCAACTGCGTATGTAGAACGTGTAACTGTGTCTGCCCATGTACTGATTGAAGTTGCTTCAGAACCAACATTGTTAACTACTGCTGTTCTAATTGGAGATACACAAACAACAACGTCTTTTCTAACTTCAGCAACGTCAGCAATAATTCTGTTTGCTACTGTAGCAGTTGCTTGACCAGTTACAATAATAGATGCTGGAACTTCTTGCTTGTTTGCAAGCAAAACATAAGATGTTGATCTATCGCCATCTGTTAATGTGTTACCATCAGAACCACCAGCCAAAGTGTATGCCTTAGGTGTGGTTACTGCTGTGTAAGTTGTGCTAGACAATGTGTTACCCCAATTGGTACCAGAACTGTCGTGGGCTGCCCACCAAATCCAATTAGATCGGTCATTGATAACTGTTTTATAGTATGCGCTACCACCAGCATCAGCTTTAGCATCAGAACCTTTAGAAAGATATGCATACTTTTCTAAAACTGTACCTGCTGTACCTGTAATATCGCCTGTTTTGTCTTGAACAACAACGTGCAATTCATCGCCAGTTGCACCAGCCAATGTTCCTGCTGTAGATGTTCCTGGAGCAGAATCAAACTCACCAAAGAATTCCCAACGGCGTACGCCTGAAGCGGCTGAAGCACCAGTTAAGTGTGCAGATTCGATTGTCAATGATGTTGCGTTAGCAATAGCAGTAACTTTAGTTGCACGACCACCCAATACTAAAATATCACCAACTTGCATTTGTGTGTTTGCCGCAGTACCAGAGCCAGTAACTGTTGTAGAACCTGCTGTTACTGTGAATGTTCCAGTCAATGCGCTAGTGTAAGCAGCCGAACTTGGGCAAACAGAAACTTTAAGTGCATTTCCTAATGCGCCAGAATAACGAGCGGCCCAAGGACCAACGTTAAATGATGCTGTATTAATGTATACGTCATCGTTCTTAATAGCTGTACCAGTACCTGCTGTACCTGAACCAGTTGTTGCTTCTGCTGTAGCATTCAACGCTGTGTTTGCGCTACGAACAACGAACAATGAACCAGAGTAGCCTAAAAAGTTAGCGGCTGACAAAAAGTCAACAATGTTAGTTGAATTTGGTTTACCAAATTGATTTACTAATTCAGTTTCATTAGTAACTTGTGTAGCTTTATCGATAGGACCCCAACGAAACTGACCAGAAAATCCGCCAGATGTTGAAGATACTGACTGTGAGGAAGACACCAAATCTGTTTCGGTGATCTTGATTCCTGGTGAAATTAGACTTATAGCCATTGAATTCTCCTTGTTATAATGATGTTTTGCTGTTAGGTTTGTTTAATTTATTTATAAAAAATCAGATTTGCGATAGTTTTCTACTTGCCAAACTTGTCCTCCCGCATCAACTAATTGATCTTCTTCGTCACCATTATTTATAAATCCAAAAGGAGTGACTTCCTCTTCAATCATTTTGATTCTTGTTTCGTACAATTCTTTTCGTATATTAATATTTGTCAACTCTTTAAAGTATGAGTTTGTTGTCAACCACGAAAATAGCACTAAAGGCATGACTAGGTCATCGTGATATCCTTCGTCAGCAGAATAACTGTTTCGTTTTTCGATAAATGTTGAAATTTCTGCTATAGTATCAGCATCGTTGATGATGAGTTTTTTCTCTTCGACCAATGACTTGAAGTTAGAGCATCCAATGCGTTTAACTTTTTTGTCTGTGATGACGCCAAGCTGTGTTTTATTTCCACCAAAACCACCATTGACAACTTGGCCTTGAGGTGTTCTGCTGACAGAAATGATATTTTCATATTCATACTCTGCGTACAAAATCTCCGCAACTTGCTCTGAAGAATTGATTTCGATTAAAACGTATGCTTCATTGTATTCTTTACCTACTCTATAAAGTACCGATGGATATAGAAGCGGGCTAATTTGATTGTTTCTATATTTACCCACCATTCTGTAGGGCATCTGATTTATGTCAAGAATTACAAATGCTGAATAGTCACCGCCTACACCTTTAGCGGTGTCTGCAACGATACAGTATGCGTGATCTTTTTCTACCTTTTCGTAAATGTCAAGGCCATCTTTTTGATAGAGAATAGGACTAGCCGACATTTGTGCAATAGAGTCAGAAGCAATGAGTGTGAGACTAGAACCTAAGAAATTACAAAGAACCTCTTGATTGAACTTCAATTCACCAAGCAATCTTCGCTGTTCAGACGCCCACTTCTCATCACGACCAGGAATCTCCCAATATGG